GTTATTGAAAATAAAGACTTTATAAACTATAAAAAAACGGAAGAGGTAAGTCGTTGATAATAAACTACTTATAAACTACAAACATTCTAAAAACTTTTATAAACTACATTTGAGGTAACTGCTCAGGATAAACGACTTACAACTCCAGGAATACTTTGATGCAATTCTTTAAAATGTACGATAAACTTCTTTTATACTTTATAAAGACTATTTTAAAGCCCTTATCAAGATGCCGTGCTCCGATCCGAGAGATTCATACAAAGTAAGACGATAATAAATAGATTATAAATGTATTAGTCAGAGTAGGAGCACCGCCACATTATAAATGGATAATGCTCTCTTTATAAAAGTCTTTAAAGGCCTGCACCTATTCTAATCTTGCATAGATTATAATACACAACCTGTTGCCCTGGTTAAAGTTATATCAACTTGCTATATGTAGTGTTCTTTTTAGCACATCGGGCCACGAGCACCTCGGCTTACGACTATACACTTCGGTCGATGTTCCGTCGAAACCGTCCTACCATTGCAAACCAATAAGATTATAATTTCCAGCATAGTACCATCAACCACTGCTTAACACATCAAAGGTGAAGTACTAACTATACTATAGATGTATAACACTTCATTTATAACGTCTTACGCATAGCTACCACTCTCTTCCTTCGTAGATATCGAGAAACATGTACTTAGCTATTCTTTCGTATATTAATCTTATTCCTCTCACTGTACCATCCATATCTTACAGTAGAGTTTAATTTAGCAGATTTGTAAAATATACTATTTTTTATGCTTTTTGATATTTTCCAATCCGCTGTGGAAATAGACTTTAAAAGCTATTTTTTGAAAAAAAATGATGATAACAAACTTTTTACTTGACAAAAAGTGCAAAACGAGTATATAATATATATAGAGACTACATTTAAAAAAAATTTAAAAAGTATGTATGAAATAGAATCCGTAATAAATAAATTAAAGAATCTTACCCAATACAAAGGGTTGAGCGAGGAAGAGCTTTTAGCTATTGCTAAAGAAAAGCAGAAAGAGTGGGATGAAAACCTCGATATAGAGATGATGTTTCTTGATGTTAAAGAAAAGAAACATGGGAAAGAGCTTTTAAGAAAGTATCTTAAAGATTACACTATAGAAACTATTTCTGATAAGAATATGTTGAAACAGTTAATCTTCTTAGAAATTATAGGGATTAGAATTCAAAGTAATCTTAATGATTTAAAGAAGGTTTCTGGAAAAGACAGAGTTGATGGTCATGTGTTGGATAGTTATCATAAGAATATTAAAGAAATAACAACTTTAAAGGATAAAATGGGATTGACTAGCAAAGATGGACAGTCAGACTCATTTAAGACAATACAACTATTGAAACGTAAGTTTCAATTGTGGAGAGAAGACAACAATGGGAGTAGGACGATTGCTTGCCCCTACTGCGGACAGATGGTCTTATTGAAAATAAGAACAGATGCGTGGGAAGCACAGAATCATCCATTTTTTAAAGATAGAGTTTTAGCTAATAAGCATTTAATGAAGATGTATAAAGAGAAGAAGATTAGTAAAAAAGATGTTGCTTTAGTTTTAGGTTGTAGTGAAGATTATATTGACTGGATGTTTAAGAAAGTTAAATTCTGACTTTCTTCATAGTTTTATCAATTATTAAACCCTTCTTTAGTTTAAGATTATTTAAAATTAAATAATATGAAAACTCTAAACAAAATAACAACAATATTACATTATGTAGGAATAACTATAGGTGCCCTATTTTTAGTAGGGTATTTTTTATGCCCCCTTGGTTGGACAGTGAGGGTGTAAAATATGATACAAGCAATAACGGAAGAAGAGTTAGACTTTTGTGAATCTTTATATAATCCACTTTGTGCAAGTGAGACATTATTTAGCAATTTTGATAATTTAGGTAGATTTGATGAAAAATTTGGTACAGTTCGTAATGGTCAAATTCCACTATTATCATTTGAGTATTTAATAGATGAGAAGCCCGAGCTAGATAGCAAGGAAAATTTTCAGCTGCGTGAAGGAGCGGGAAATATTTGGTGTTTAGGCGGTAGATTGTTTGGTAAAACAATGTGTGTTGAGAAGTTAGACATTTTAATCGGATTTTTGCTGTTGGATGGAGACAAAGAAGGATTTACTAGCTATGATGCAGGTCATATTCAAGGTGTTTTAGATGAGTTAATTTTAGCTGTAGAGAATCATCCTTTATTAAAAGCATTTGTAGAAAGAACTCTTAGAAATCCTTATTTGATTGCTTCTAGACATGGGTGGAGTTTGTTAGGTATTAATATGAATGTGAAAGGAAAAGATCCAGGTGGTCATTTCTATCAGAAGCATTTTCATAAATTGTTTATAGAAGAAGCTAGTTTTGAGACTGAAATAGTACACAAAGCAAGAGCAGATTCTAGTGCTGAAGATGGATGTGTAATTCGTTCTTCAGGAATGACTAACTTTACTAAGTATAGTCCAATAGGTATTATATTTAATGATTTAACTAGAAGACCTTGGGTGTTGAACTTACCACGTTATGTGAATCCTAAATGGGATGCAGTTGAGAAGGCAAAAGCGATTAAGAAGCATCATGGTGAACATACGTTGAGTTATAAGATATTTGTTGGTGGAGAAGTGTTAGAGGAAGGAATTAGTGTTTTTGATATGGAGAGGGTTAGACCTCAATATAATGATAAGAAGAAAATAAAACATTTTGAAATAACAAAAGAAAGTTATGCTAATTTTGAACAAAATATTGTTATTGCTAGACCTAGAAATGCAAGTGCAACGTTTCTTAGTATTGATGTAGGTGAAACAGCTCCAGCTGAAATAATTATATTATTCCAAATTAACGAGAAATATCGTTATGAATATAATATAACACTTCATAATTTAACTGATAAAGAACAATTAAAAGTTTTAAAATATCTTATTAACACTTTATCTATTGAAGTAATAAGTGTAGATTGCGGAGATGGATTGGGTAGAGTTATATTTAGGGATTTAGAAGAGACTTATGGTAAAGAGCATTTAGTATATTATGATGGTAGTAAGAAAATCCCTGTGGGATTTGAAAAAGATGAAAGAGGGAAAACAATATTTAAAAATGGTCAAATTGTCTATAAAGAGGAATTTATGCGACAATGGGCTGTTCAAAGACTTAAAGTTTTATTATATGAAGGTAGAATATTATTACCGTTAGATTATAAATTCGATGTTCAATTTAACTCAGTAATAAGTACCCAGTCAGGAAGTAGAACTATTTATGACTGTGTAGCAGAAGAAGACCACTTGTTTGATTCATTTATAGTATTTGCGATAGCACAGTGGGATAAAGAATTATCAATATTAAAACCAACTAATACTAAAAAATGGTGTAAAACGGGAGTATAAAGAATATATGGGAATATTAGACTCAATGAGAATGAATCCAACTTTGACTTGGTTATCTGATATGATTCAGTTAACTCAAGCAGATGAGATTACTGTTCCAAAACAATATCATCAACAAGTATATCAATCAAAAGAATTGTTAGAGAGTGATGGTTCTGGTCTTGTAAATACAGTTTTAGATTTTGCAATTAATTGTTCTCAAGTCGATTATAGTGTGGAAACATCTAATCAAAATTTAACTGATGTTTTAAATAAATGGCTACATACAATTAATTTTTCTTTAAAAGGAAAAATTCCATTAGGAGTAAAAGCTTTAGCAAAAGAATATGGTAGAGAAAGATGGAAAAGTTCATCTTTCTTATTATTAAGAACTGTTTGGGAAGAAGTAGATGGTTATATTTTACCTACTAAACTGTGGTTTGTTGATGGAGAAGACATTATTGTCAACGAAGGTAATGAAGATGGAGTTAGACGTTTAGGTGAAGAGAAGTATTATTTAAGATTAAATAAAACAAAACAAAAGAGTAAAATAAAAGCAATACAGTTGCCCAGTAAAAAAGATGAATTAATATTTATACAAAAACCATATTCTTCTTGGAACGATTTATATCCTGTTCCATTTGTTATTCAAAGAGGGATATATAGAAATCTTAGATTTTTAGAATTGTTAGAAAAGAAAGGAGATTTTGTTGTAGGTAAAGCTTTAGAATATTTATTATTATTAAAGAAAGGTGATCCGCAGTTATCAGCGACTAATCCTGACTTCACATATAGTAAAGAAGATTTCCAAACAGTTAAAGACGATTTAACTAATTTTTTAAATCAAAGAAAAAACACCAATGGTGTATCTGCTTATACTACTGGATTTGATACAGAGTTTGAACATTTAATACCAGAATATGAAAGAGCTATTAAACAAGCACTTTATACTCCAACTGAAAGAAAACTTTTAGCAGGTTTAGGTTTAATAGATGTTCTTCAAGGAGTTGCTAGTACTCGTAAAGAAAGTATTTTAAATCCAAAACCATTTATATCAGATGTTGAATCATCTATTACTGATTTTAAAACTTTGTTATCTGATATTATGCTTACTATTGTTGAGAAAAATAAAGATAGACATAAAAAATATTTTAGCGACAATGTAACAGCTAAAATTCACAACACTCCTGTTAGACAGTTTATTGACAAAGATTTACGTCAAATGATGCGTAGTGTTTATGATAGAGGTGGATTGTCAAAACAAACATTTATAGAAGTTGTTGGAGAATTAGATTATCAAGTTGAGTTAGAGAGAAGAGTAAAAGAGAGAAAATCTGGAGCAGATATAGAACTATATCCTCCTGTAATTCAAAATGTTGAAAGAGATGTTTCTCCTCAAGAACAACAAAGACCTTTAAAGAAAGAAAAAAAGAAAGACACGGAAGATGAAAATAAAACTAGTGTAGAAAAAGTTAATTATGTACAATCTTTAGAAGAAGCTGTTTGTCCTTCATGTAAAGAAGAGTTTGATTATGAATCTGCTGTTGAAATAGAAATAGATACAGTAGAATGTCCTAATTGTGAGACAGAAGTAAAAAAAGCTGATATAGTTCAATTTAGTAAAGTGTTAATTGACATGGGTGATATATTAACTTTAGCTAAAGATCCTAGTAAAAGAGTATATGAAAAAAGTGATTATATAAGTGTTCATTTACAAGAAGAAACTTATAATCAGAAAATAACTTCACAGAATTATTCTTATTTTAAATTAGCTTTGATTTCAAAATCAGTAAAAGATTTTCAAGAAGAGAATGGTTGGACATGTTATGATGTGTTAAATTTAGATCCTTACTCTGGTAAAAGAACAAGACCAGTATATAGTAAACTACCTACTTCAAGAATTAGAACAGAAGAGTTATTAATAGATGGTTTTTATTGTTTAGGTAAAGAAGATGAGAAATTAGTAGTTGGAATTAAACCTTATATGAGCAGTTTTGGAGTTGAAGTTTATTCAAATAATTCTTCAGAAGATTTAGCAGATGTTTTCATAGAAGGATTTGAAAATCATGCATCTGAGAATAATTTCTTAAAAGGAGAAAAAATAACTCCAGCAGGGAAATTTTTAGCTATTCCAGAAACAACTTTTTCAGATGTTAAATTAAAGAAAGATAAAA